ATGATTTCAAACTCCAAGAGTTAAGAGGTCTAATATAAATATATAGTATCTAAAGATTTGTTACGTTAAGTTACGTCTAGCGTTCCGCCACCGCCTGTCTTAATTTCTTCGTTTTGAGAAGTTTGAGCGACCGTTAGCGTATTTCCTTCACTAATAATTACTTGAATTGGTTTTTCTCCGTCGATAGTGGTTTCTTCTGTATTTTTACATCCTAACCAGTTTCGACGTTTTACTGCAGTGGTATTGTCTCTATAAAATCTATAATGTTTTCTCAAATATCCAAACGGAATGCGTGGTTCTGGTTGTATTGAGTAATAATATAGTAACAAGCTACTATTTGCCACGAACGAAGTTCCTACATTATCAATAGTATAATATATTATTGCACCCGGTGGTGTATTTCCAGCAACTAGAACTGGAATTGGGTTGGATAATACCAGTGCATCTGCTGTGGCTAGTGTTGCGTCTAGTAGTACTCCATGTGAACCTGTAGGCGTGCTGGTTACTGGACGCGCTAGATCAGCATCTCTACTCTCTTGCGTTCTATAAAAACGAACTCGTAGATTTGGAGCACTTGTTTCTAATGCAAAAAGTACAAATATATTTTGTATAAAAAACTCTCCAACAACTTGACTACTTGCTGGTATGGCAGGTATTGTGAGTGTATCAACATATCGGTCTGGAATGTTTACTGGTCTGTCGATAGCTATTGTTGTTGTTCTAAAATTGTTATCTGCTGGTATAGGATTTCTAAACGTATCATATACAACCCGTCGTGGTTTTCTAACTTCAATTGGTTTAAATTTTAATAATTGCCAATTTACGTTATCTAGAGATGGTGGTAAATAACTTGGTACTTGTCCTAAATAATACGCTGAGCCGTCTGTAGGAGTTGTGTACGATGGTCTTGTAGTAAAGACATAATATCTACCATTTCCAGCTCTTGCCGATTCATACAAATCGCCAACATCTAAATCAGTAGGTAAAACTTCTTGGTAAACTACGTCATATGTGCTGTATTTAGTTCCATATGTCCAAGTTGATGCTGATACAAATTCTTGTGTATCGTTATTCCACACTTGATTTAGTGGTTTTGGATATACTGGAGATTTTTGTATTACTGGGAACGTATACACACCATCTTCGTTATTGAAATATGTTGTAACTCCAATATCTCTAAAGTCTGCTATTGGTTGTATATCGTACAAGGCTTCGTTATACAAACTTGTAACACCACCGTTTCTTACTGAGTTAATTTCATAATCAAATAGTTTTCTAGTATATACTCTATTATACGGTTCTGCACCAGGCGATCCTTTATTTGTTGAATTAAACTTGATTCTATTGGTTGACGTTAATCGCATATCAACCGTAGCCATCTTATCGGGACGTAAATCATTTTGTCCTTCATATTGTTTATACTCTTCCCACGGTACGTGTTGATATACTAATGTCGAGTAATCAAATTTAATAATGTTTTCTTCATTATACAAATCGATACCGCTTGACGTATACATTATTGGCTGTACCGAAACATCAGAAGGTTCTTTTTGTACTATAGATGAGGTTATTAACAAATACGATGCATCAGGTGTTGCCGTTAATACGTTTAGTTCTGTTTTATATGTTGGTGATTTTGCTTCAAGTTGTGCAGTGTCTGTTTCAATATTAGTTCCAAACGTATTTGATATTGCTTCTATTGTTTCTGATTTCTTATCAATACTTGTTGTATAACTATTATATTCTGCCCCTATGGTATGTGCCGACGACATACTCAATGCAGTTTTTAATGTATTTGTGTTAGAACTAATTACTGCTAACGTTGGAGAATCTATTTGACTAATTAATGAATCAACTCTTGCAGTAGGTAGTAACGTATTTTCTACTCGTATTGATTGTTTTAAATTAAATGTAGCACCATAGTCAGCCCTACTACCTGTAAGTGATCCAGCGGCGTTTAATGTTTTTCTAGAAGTTGCACCATATCCACGAATATTCTTAATAGAAGAAATTCTAATTTTTTCCAATATGTTTGGTTCAATTGTAATGCCTTTTAATACCGTAGCCTTAGCTGGAATAAAATAGTCTACTGTTTGATCTACAACTGAGGAAACGTCTGATAATAATCTAATGTATTGATTAATATTGACATCTATTGCATAAAATCTTTCATAGTAATTTTTTAGTTTATCCAACGACAAATCAAATCTATAGTAGTTAGATGGTAATCCTAATACTCTATTGATATTTTCGTATCCGATATTTCTTATAATATTCTGGTTAATAATTTCAGTTGGCGACATAGACAATGTAATCTTATTATGCCCAGCCAACAACTTTTTCTGTTGTGGTTGTACAATACTCTTTCTTGGGGATAGTAGTTTTGAAACACCATCAGAAGAAATACTTCCAGAGGTAAATACAGGCTCAGATAGAACGTGTATTTTATTTGTAATATATGCACTTGGACCGAGTATTATAGAATTTTGTTTTACCACTCTGCTATAGCGTGATAGTGATCCCGTGGTAGTATTTTCTATATACAACCAATCTAACGATGGTGTAGCTGTTTTATTGTAGTACGGACTTTCGTTTTTAACATACGAACCACTAATGTTTTGATTATTTAATGATACTTGAACATATAAACTATCCCGTGCATCAGAATATGTGTTTCCAAAGTTTGCACCTGGATTGAACGCACTAGATGTCACTACGCTATCGTTTAGGTTTATTCCCCACAAACGCACTTCATCAAGAGTACCATCATATCCACCCAATCTCAATGAACCAGAACCACCAACATAAACATACTGTGTATTATTCCACAATGCATTAAATGTTGTCGGTAATGTAAATCCGTCTACGAATGAGATATCTTCATTTTCTACTTTTATTAATTGTAATTTAGACTCTGTTGGGTTGGTTTGGATTGTAATATTGATTAATTCGTCATCGTAAATATTATGATATGAAGTTTCTCCAATTAATACATTGGTACTTCCAGAACTAATTTCCAATCGACCAAGTTTAGTGTTACTTGTATTTGGACGTAAACGCAATGCCCACTTATCGTCGCCCGTTAGTAACGTCATAAACGATTGTAGAGCAAAAGAAGCGTTAATTTGTAGTGTCTGTGGAGAACGTAGAGATGCTGACAATGGAACTTGTATGTACGATGTTTGCGTACGAGCAAAATCAATACCAGTACTAAATTCTTCTGTTAGTGCATATGAACTTGTGGTTGGGACACCAGATTCTTTTATTGATATTAGTTGCGGTGAAATACCCAACGAACGTAGTAATGAATTTAATGAACTCTTTGTACCCTTTGCTTTCGCAAAGAATGGTAGGTTGTGAAGTATTCTCTTATAAGTCTCAGCCGTATAGTCTCGTCGCGGGGCATCTTCTTGTGTTCCTAAAATAGTATCACTTAAATTGTATATAGAATTAATTGTTGGCATTCTAAATCCAAGTGATTCTGCCACTTCATTAATTAAATCTTTAGAAATTTCTTCGTTAGGATCAATATATCTACTGTTAATGTATGGGAATTGATCAATATATGGTTTAATTGTGTCAAAGAAATGACCTATCATGCTGACAAATGTTATGTACGCCGTATTGTCTACTTCTTCACGAACGTGCATAGGAATTGTATTTACTAGATTGTTCAAATTATATTCGTCATATCTAGCAGCTATTTCTTTTTGGGCATCAATCCACGACATTCCTTCAGAACTATACACACCGTACAAATTACCATTTGATTGCTTTGGCCAGTATCCTATTGAATTATATTCAATTCCACCATCTACATAATCAAACGATGCACTGTATGGGCTGTTTGAGCCGGATGGAGTAAAATATAGGTATTGTTCGTAAACATCAAATCCTCTAATAATACTTTCTTTCTTTTTAGCAAGTTCCGCGGATTGATTTAATATGTAGGTTGCACCAGCTGATGCTAGACTTCCCGTAAATATTGATCCACTAAATTGAAGACGTTGAGCATCTAACGTTTCAAGTTGTATTAACTTTTGTCTAAATGATTCTAATCGAAGTTCAGCTGATCCATAAAATACAAAATTTTTATAATCTGTGAAGTCAATATTTAGTTCAGCTGAATTGAAGTTATTTGAGTACCATTTTCTTATAATTTGATCTTCGAAAGAAACGTTGTTAGTTTCGTCAATACTACCAAATGAACCGGTATCAAGTGCCAACTTTCGAAGTGTTACGTTCTTTAAATGTTTACCTAAATCAACAACTTGAGCGGAAGCATTTAATGGTCGAAGATATGGAGTATCGTCAATTAATGGAGCAAATCGTACTCTAAATTTGTCTATAACAGATGATACTACTTCACGAACTAGGAATGATTTGTGATTTAGTTCAACATCATCAGGTACAGGTTGTAAGAGTTTTAATTGTAAAGATTTTGGTGTAGCCCCAGGTCTATATGCCAAAACTACCGATTGTCTATCTTCACCGTAATTTAATAATGTCTTTAAATCTCTATCTTCATCAACATATCTTTCTAGTGCAGCATTTATAAAGTTTGTTGCGGATTTAATGATAGGTTCTGATAGATTTATTTGGATTGGAGCAACGTTAACGGTAAGCGGATACGTTAATTTAATAGTCTGTGCTGGTGTTTCTTCTGGTATGATTTTTACGGCAACAGGAACCACCGAAACCTTTGCAGGAATTGGTGGTGTAATTGTTACTTTTATCGGTACCAGAAATAATTTATTTACCATTTTTTATCTCGCAACAATACTATCTATGGTGCTTTGTTCTAGCGGAACCATATTATTGTCTCTTTTAACTAAATCTCCATTAGCTATATGCGAAATGATTAAGGTTACATCGGTTTCTACAGGAGTATCACCTGTTTCAGAATTAAGGACATCCGTGTTTACAAATACTCTTGCACTTCTGGTTTCACCACGTGCTAATGTAATATTATCTTGCTCGATCATAACATCGTCATCAGACAATAACTTTAAAAAAGTTTTATTATACGTTGCGCCTATTCTAAGTATAGAATTTTGTGTAAGATTTCTCATTACAATTCTAAATAACTCTCCACCTTGAACCGTACCTAATCTATAATCTACGTTGATAGGAAGTGGTTGAATGTCATAAGATACCATTTGATTAATATCTTCATTTAGTTCACTCTCGCCAAGGTCAAATGGAGTGTGACTGATGAACCATTGTTCTGACACTTGGTAGTCTCTTTTGAGTGGCATATTATAATTCTCTGAGTTCAACTCTAAGTGCCAAATCCGTCATTCCATCTGCCAATCTATTTAATAACGGTTGTGTTATATTAACTACAAATGTTTTTGATTCTCTTGGCCCAACCGTAAAATTATTTGGTGTAATTATAACATCTGGATCTGATACTAATCCTAGTGCATAGGTAGCCGCAAAAGACGGATTAGTTACTTTAATTGATCTAGCTTCAGGCATTGCTAACGAACCTCGACGCCATTCGTATTCTAATGCCTTTGTCAATTCTGGTTCAAATCCAACTTCACTTCCAGGTTCCCAGCACGTTCCACCCAAAGGATATACTCTTCTAACGTAATCACCTGGAACTACTCCAGGACGTAAATTACCGTCTACGCAACTTCTCCAATATATTTGTGATACCGATGGTGTTACTGATGGTTGCGGTGTAGTTGACGGTGTAACTGATGCCGCTGGAGTTCTACTAGCAGCCGGTGTTCCACTAGCAGCGGGCGTTTGACTTGGAGAAGGTGTTCTTGATACAGATGGTGTAACAGATGGAACTGGCGTAAGTGAAACCGAAGGAGTTACAGATGCTCCTGGTGTAGTTGTAATTGACGGAGTTACCGAAGCAGCTGGTGTTTGTGATGCAGCTGGTGTCCGTGATGCTCCTGGCGTTTGTGATGCCGCGGGAGTTAAACTAACCGATGGTGTTGGTGAAGGAAATATCGGCGGAGGAGTAATTGGCGGCGGCGTTGGTACTGCGACAGGCGGCGGCGTCGGTATTAATTGAAATACCGGTCTAATTCTAATATTACTGTCGGCAACTAGTCTAATATCTGACATATTGGTTACTCTTAAGTTAGATTAATTGTGCCGCTTGTACAGCAGAACGTGTTTGGATCACATATACGGCTTGGATCAAATGAACCATCCGGTCTAAAGAAGCAATCAGAATCACTTGAACATTCACCACAAATTCCTGGGCCGCCTCCACGTTGTGCAGCAGGTGGAGGTGCAACTGGCGGAGGTGCAATCGGCGGAGGTACAACTGGTGGCGGAGTAATTGGTTGACAACTAAATTCTATTGTAAACTGTCCAAAGAATCCAAGACCCGATCCACCAATTTGTTGACCAACGCAACTAAATCCGTCTGGACATACTCCAAATGTTGAACCACCACATTGTTGTAATGCAAACGGTGCAATTACAACTACCGGCGGAGGTGTAACTGGTGGAGGTGTTGTTATTGGTGGAGGCGTAATTGGCGGTGCCGTTGGACAGCACAATGTACTATTAGCAATATTTCTTTGATATGTTCCACAGAATCCATCAGCATATACTATACGCTTAGTACATCCATCACAAATATCAGAAAGTACGGTATCTCTTGCTGCGCAATTAATTGGTGGTGGTGTAATTGGTGGTGGTGTTCTTGGAGGAGGTGTGACAGGAGGTGGTGTGACAGGAGGTGGCGTTGGAACCGTTACTGCTGTTTCTTGTATATCCCAACGAACAAATTGATATCCTGCATTTGGATACGCTCTTACTATTACATCTCGACCATATTCGCCTGTTGGGACACCTTGTATAATTGCAGCTGTACCGTTTGCCGCTTCTTGAACAAAAACTGTGGTTAAAACCGGAACTGCTGTAGGTGGTAGTGGAGCGGCAGGAGGTTGTGCTTGTGGGGGAACAACAGGAGGAACCACCGGTGGGGCTACAGGTGGTGGAGCTACAGGTGGTGCAACTGGTGGAATTGTTGGGGGTACTGCCGGTGGGATAAATGGTGGAACGACAGGTGGAGCAACCGGCGGTACTACGTCAGGTTCACATTCTTGATCGTAATAACAAAATTGATTAGCAAACGTACATCCCGTAGAACATCTATTTTGAACACATTGGCAAATATCAAATTGGGTACTAACAGGAGGTGGAGCTCCACCGCCGCCGCCAGTACCATTGAACGGATCAAACCCTTCATCTGGATTGTAATCTATTTGAAATTGAAATGCTGAAGTTCCCATAGTTAGCTCACTTTAATTCTGCTATCGACAACCACTTGTAATTGCCCTATATTTTCTTTTACTATTTTTTCTATTATAGTGTACATTTCATCCCGTTGTACACGATCATCCCCTTTAATAATTATCTCTTCTTGAATCTTTTCAAACAAATTATAAATATATTCGTTTACTTGTTGATCAAACTTTTCTTTCATTCCAAGCGATTGAATTCTATCAATAGTATCTTGTTTTGTTTGATTTATTCCCTTTTCAGGTACATTTAGATTTTGTTCGACGTTTTCTACATGCACACCTTCACTCGGGTCATCCAATTCCACACCTTGTTCAAATATTTTTTGTATAATACCAGCAGCATCTGTGCGATTGAATCCTTTATAGACAAATTCTCTAAACAGTCTATCGTTTTCTTGTATATTTTTTGCTTCTGTTTCGTTATTAAATGCTAATTCAACTTCAGTTCTGTCAGAACTGATTTTAGCAATATTTAATCGACGATCACCATATCCCCCTATTTCATCAGAAAAGAAATTAAAAGCAACACGATAGTCGCCGGGAACTATTACAACATTATTAATTGCGAATAGTTTTGTAAAATCTATTTGAAGATGTGTTTTATAACTGCCATCAGAATATTGTACGATGTGGAGTTTTAAACTATCATCGTTCAATGTAGTAATCATACTTGTGACTAACGTATTGTCTGGAATGTTGTAAAAATGCACTTCAACATAGTCTTGTCCATCATATCCAAAACTTCCAGCAATTTGTTCATATAATATATTTTCTTCTGGCAGACTTACAATACGCGATGCCAAAAATCTCGGTTCTTCTTTATTTATGTCACTTCTAAAGTTATTCTGATTTGGCATTTTAGTTTGTTAACTCCGTAAAACTTTTATCAACTTTTCTTAGAAAATCTTGATTAAAACGTTCAAAATAAAGTGGAGCATAATAGTGTTGTGATGCCGTTGGAGGTGTTTCACTATTTCTTGGAGATAGTACTACAGTAGAACCATCCACATCTAATGGGGTTACTATTTTAAATGGATATTCCGTAGATGTTTCTGGTTGTAGTTCATTTAATGAAGCAGTGGTCTGTATTACATTAGGTGATACGGTACGCAAGTCTAACTCGAACACATCTCCTTCTGGAGAAAAATTGCTCGACGAAACAAAAATAATATCGTTATTACTACTGTTAACGTCTATGAGAAATTTAGGTATGTACGAATCTAGAATATTATTCATCATTGTCTACCTTAAATGTATAATTAAACTCTGGGAAGAATACTAAATCATTTCGTTGTACTTTTATGTCTAACGAATAATATCGATTAATATTTAGTCCCGTGGTATCCAATGTAATATACGATCCCGTAGCATCGCAATTGATAGCAGAATATTGGTCAAATCTACTTAATACAATATCTGCCGCTTGATCTCGTAATCTAAAATACGAACTCGACGGTAAATAATATTGATTTCTATATCGTTGAACAGAATCAAATCGTTTATCTGGATATGGGTCACGGACTACTAGATAAATCTTGTCAATTTCACCTTGCGTGTAAGCTTCTTTTAAATTCTTTGGAGTTATTGCAACATTTGCGTTTGGAATTGGTTTTAAGCTTCCTGTGGTAAATGATTGGTTACTCCAAACTACCTCCAGCGTAGGTTCAAAAACCGTATGAGTGTTGCCAGAAAAGAATTTAATATTACCCTTTACCCCGTCACTAATTTCATCAGCATTTTCAAATTTTAACATCAACCCGTTCCACGGAATTGTATTTGTACCGTTTACAACTGGGCGCACAATATCAGTTACTTCTATTCGAAGGGTAGATGAAATTGGTATATCGTTAAATTTATATGATGCAGACGGAGATGATATATAGTCTCCACCAGCGGTTGTCCACAAATCGTCTCTACTTGATGAATACCACGTTGCACCATCTTTTGCGTTTGTATTATCTTGTGATGTATATCCACTACCCTCTACCCATGAACTTGATACAGGATATACCTTTAATTCTTGATATCTATTGATAAACTTTGCGTCAGCAATATACAAATTTAAGTAATATTTTGATTCTGACGGATACCCTAGTGTAGAGTTTACATCAAATGTAATTAACGCACGAACTGAACCACTCGCATACGCAACGGATTGGTCTGTGACCTTTACATACTTACCTACTTCTAAAATTTCGTCTAGACCAGAATTTACTAAAGGGGTTCTTTGGTAAATACTTGCATCTTGGGTAGATTTAAGATACGTTCTCATAGTATATCTCTATTATTGACGTGCGTTACCGATAATGTCAGTCTCAGGATATCTAATTTCAAATATACACGGATCTAATGACGGATAGATTACGTCATCAACAGTAGCTTCCTCAATTGGATAACGATATTGTTGATAATCTAAACCGTCTTTAAAATTATATTTGTTATGAACCTGAACTGATGTAACACTTCGTACTCCGTCAACCGATCCAATTACTAAGCGTAAATCATTTAATATAATTGGTTGGTTGATTTGCCAACGATCAATATCGAAGAATTGTTTAACCGCATCAATTGCTCTAGCCAATACATCGTTCATATTATAATTACGATATACGACAATATCAAATTCTACAGCAATGTTAACTACAAACGCATCTACGATGTTTACTTCATCGGTCATCACTCTGTACTGTTCTAGGAACTTTGCTAAGTTTTCTTTTACTAATGTGTTTAGTGTAACTAGTTTTTTCTGTGCATTGTATCCCAAAACATATAGATTAATGGAATTTGGGGCTACGGGGTCAACGACATATGATCTATTATTGTATGGATTACTATCTTCGTTGACTGTTAGTTTGTCTACATTTTCATTTGCCCTTATTACTCCGTTAATCTGCTCATCACGAACTACAAAGATTTTTGCAATTGCTCCAAATTTTGCTGGCATTGACAGAGAACGTACAACATAATCATTAACTGTAACTACACGATTTTGTGCGTTAAAAAATGCTAATGCATTTTGTCGAAGTTCTTCAATACTTTCAATGTCAGCGCCGCCGGTCGCCGGTTCGTCGTTATTGATTCCAACACTACTTACCGTTTGTGCAAATAAGTTTTGTTCAGCTGCAGCGTAATCTTGAGCCCGATTTGATACTAAAACCAAATCAGCATTTGTAATAGTATTTGAAGGAACGTTTGACTCAATACCACCGCCAGTAGTATACGTTACTGTTAATGTTGTATTTGCTGGAGCTAGTCCAAATGTATCGGTGTCTAAGAAATCTGATGGGTCAAGTGCGTTATTGGCAACTCGCTGGTTGTATTTAGAATTTGCAAGTTGCGTATTATTGAGGGTAACAATATCTTCGTCTGTTGTGTCTACGCCAGAACCAAACCACAGTTCAAGTTTTAAGTTACTATTAATTCGTGTAGTAAATCTTCGTGGTTTTCTTTTAAACTGTATAAGTTTTGCTGGCAGTTCTGCTCCAGTTGAAATTGATGTAGTATCTAACACACCAGTAGCAGTACGAGGTAAAATTTCACGCTCTTCTATTACAAGATCTTGGCCTAGATAGTCAACCTCGTACCAAGTATTGTTGTCTGAATCTACAATACTAACAATATTAATTACGTTACTGTCTGGAAGTTCTATTCTTGTAAACTTCTCTGGACTACCAAAAGTAAATGTAGCCGTTTTTACTTCTGCAGAAATTAATTTAATTGGCTTTGATACCACATAACTTGTTGGTACGCCATTTGCTGGATTTCGTGTAAGAACTCGAATTTCTCTATCTGTTGGGTCATTGAAATCTACATCTTCAATTGATGCAAATGTTTTTAATGGAGCAGTATTGGTTGAAAACTTAGAATTAACCAATACTCGTAAAAAGAATTTTTGATCTGGATCGTAGTTGTTAACTACGTCTAACGCTGGAACTACTTGAAAGATTCTAGCCTTAACAGTTGCGGCTGCTGTTAGTCTTGGTTTATATCCCAGCGCTTGAGAAATTGCTATAATATTTTGTCGTTCTTGTGCAAATAACAATAGATTTTCTCTAAATCTATTGTCAATATAAAATGATAAAACGTCACCCACGTATGCTGCCATTTCCATAAACATCATACCAGGAGATGCTTCATTAAAATCATTATAAGAATTTGGAAAGTATGTTTTAGAAAATTCTATAAGATTCTGACGAAATTCTGGGAAATTCGTTGATAGATAACTTACATCTTTCGTATTTGGTATAAATTTTTTAGTAATCGACTGTGACACTGCCATGTAAGTTCTCCAACTAGAACGTTAAGATTATGGTATCACGAATGTTAGGATTAGTTCTTAAACGATACCCAACGTATAACTGTAACTTGTTTTGATCTATATCATTGGGTGTATCTTGTAGTTCAAGTCTACCTAATTCTAAAAACGGCATCCACAACTCTACCGCATCTAAAACACATTGTTTTGCTCCTTCAATATTTTCAGGAGTAAGTTGTTCAAATAAATAGTCGTGAATACAACAACCAAACTCAGGTTGATGTACTCTTTCCCCCTTTCTAGTAAGTATCAAATTAATAAAATTTGATTTAACTTGCGTCAAAGTATCGAAGGATTGTTCAAAATAACCTGTGTTTCCTAGTTGTAACGGTAGTGTTATGCCGATTGCCTGTGCCATAATTTATCTCAGGTTAGCTTCATCTTCTTCATTAATTGAGAATAGTCTTTAGTGATAGCATTGACGACTTCTGGTGGTACAGAACTAGCTGGGACTTGTACACGATTTCCAGCAGCATCAACAGTCGTCAACATATTTGATGTATTTGCTGTTATTGTAGCGTTTTCTCTATCGTAAGAAATTCCCATAAGTTCAGCTAAACGACCCCTATCAATTTTTGGTTTTTGTTGAGCTGGTGCTGCTTCGTTAATGCTAGTAGCCTTCTTAACTTCTCGAACTGCTTCAGACAATAGTTCTGGAAGTATGCGTTTTACTTCTTCTTCTACGATTGTTCTAATGTATGCTTTTAGTAATTGTTTGTCCATACACTTCTCCTCAACTCTGTTTTGTAGTTCTTAACTATTTGTTGGAATATCTGGTGGTGGCGCCTTTCCGCGTGACGAAGGTTTCATTGGATATTCAAATACAATTGCACCTTTTTTAATATTTGCTACACTTTTACTATTACGTTCAGCGGCTACCGATTTAATTTCAGCACACATTGCTTTAAAATTAGCAATTTTTCCACCCAACGCCTTATCAGTAAATTCTTTTTTCTTTGCTTCACTTTTACTTGTTTTTTCTTTTTCTTCAAGTTCTTTTCGTTCCGATTCGCACTTTGTATCATGCGACTTTGCCTCCGGCCGGCGCTTGTCTAACTCTGGGTCTTTAACGACAGGAAGTTTATTTGCTGGCATATTAATAATCTATGTTTACGTTAGGTTCAATCTTATAGTATGACTTATCTGATAGTACCCATTTGTTGTTTTCTGATTCAAACTGCTTTCCTTCCGAGAACCCGTTTAATTCGATAACTGGACCTTCATTTTTAAACATTGTCCAATTATCTCTACTATTGAATTCAGCATCTATCATACCATTTAGTCGTTTTTGTACTGCAATTAACCCTTTTCTAACTTGGGGATGTAGTGGAGCTGGTCCCATTGGAGTAATAACGTGAAATGGTGGATCAAGATGTGCTTTAAGAAAGTCATTTAACCATTTTGCTAATAGCTGTCCACACACAATGGGTTCCGTCTCATCTTTTTCACTACCAACATATATTTTTTTAGATACAATAGACACACTATCCATAACAGATACTAACATATGTTTACCAGCGTTAATAACATAATTTTTATCGGCAACGTGATCAATATTTCGTGACGCACGTTGACTAATATCTTTATGTGCCGTCATAAAAATAAGATCATCGGTATCTAAACTAATTCTACCAAAACTATTTAGGTAAATTTCTTCATTAGCAAACAACATAACGTGTGTTTTTTTAGCGTTAAGAATAACTCTGTCAGAGTTACCTAACACAGTAGCATTATCAAATTTACCAGGCGGGTTTTGAATAGAACGGTAAAATGATTTGGTGTCAATCGTTGCTGGAATAAACGGAATGTTTTGATTTGAGGTCATCCAAATTGTTGACGCGTCTTCATTAACATCTTCTAAAATTAATCCAAAGTATTTTGGTTTAGTTGCTTCTTTATCTTGAATATCTTTAGCTTGTCCGGTACGAAGTATAATATTAGGAGCCATACTGTCTGTTGCTGGGTCCATTTGACTTGAACCAAACCGCATGGTGTGTCCCATACGTCCTTCAATTACGGTATCTCCCTCAAAATGTTTAATAGGACGAACCCGTATGTCTGGTAGCCAGTATGAGCCAAATTTATGTGGAGTAGCATCAACTTCTTCCCCACCAGCAGCGGCAGAAGATAGACTGTTTACGCGACGTTGGTCGAGTAGTTCGTCTACCTTCAACATACCACTTTCTTGTATTCTATGTGTTATCGGTACTTTTCTATAGTAATAAAATTTGCTAAGTACTTTATATAGTAGTACTGTTTCACCAACAAGCGGCATCTGCTTTATCTCAAAGTCCATTGGAGATGCCCAATCAAGTTGTTCAAACTCTAGAGTATTGTCTCTAGAAAATCCTCTAAATTTAATATCACCGACATTAAATCCATCTTTTTTAGCGTATTCTGGATGATTGTGATCAACGATGACATCGACAACTAATGCGTGGTAAAATGCATCTGATACCGACGTAGCGGATTCAGTTGCACCACTAACCGCAAGTACACCAGACGGTTTCGGTCGATAAACAACTTGATCGCTAGGCATTACGATTTCATCCGAGATATAGTACTTTCTATATCATCTTGTTCAGCGATAACCGCTTCGAAATCTGATTTTATGTTACTTAACAATTGGTTTTTTTCTTCATCACTTAATAGTTGAGTATCGGTAGATTTAGTATTAACTGTGACCAAGCGTTGTGCTATTTGTACCAATCGGACAATGTGTTCGTCGTTCTTTACATTTACTTCTAAAAAATCTTTTATAACCGGTCCCATTACGGCCGCATCTTCTGGTGTTCGTATAAGTTTTACCATACTTGCGACAAACTGATTAATTTGCGCACGTTTAGCCTCTGTGTTTTTATACACATCAGAAAACAAATCGGATAGGGTTTTTCCGTCAAAAATAACGCTATTAAATGTCATAAACTAGTATCCGAGGAATAGGTCTATACTATAAATAGTTATTCTTCGTGCTTATAAACGAAATGCATGGACGGGTCAGATAAATGACCCGTGCGACGGTATTCCTTCATTTGCTGTAATACATGCACTTTCATCTTATTGATGACCTTTGTGATGTGGACGGTTTTGTGGTTTGTCATTTCACGAATTAACAGATATAATGCTTTTTTGTTAAAATTTTCTATAGAATTTGACCGTCTCAACAATTCCACGACCGCATTAGCAATTTCTATGTCCTTTCTTTTCTTAAAAATTTTCGTGAGATTGAAGTCCCAATACTGAACGAGCAGATTAATGAAGTCTCGTGCATCACTTCTAGACGTTTCCGACTCCAGCGAAGTTGTTAATACTTCTTCTAAAACGAAAGAGTCCTCGCTCGTCGAATCAGAAAGATACGATGAACGAAGACCTTCGCGGTACGCATTATTATTATGTAAAATTAAATAATTCTTAGCCACAACTGAGAAGTATGAGAAAGCCTTACCTTTATCTTCCGTAAATTTATGGAGATTCAGTACTAAAAAGGAAACTACTTGATTTTTAATATCTTCGAAGTGTTCATCGATATATGGAAACTTGAACCGATTGATAATGTTTTCTGCCAACTTATTGAAAGCTGGGTAAATACGTTGTCGGAATATTACTTCCCGCTCAAACTCATCAACAGATTTGTTGTATTGTATAATTGCTTTCTCCGTATCGGAGTTAAAGTACATTTTACTCTGTTTCGGTACTTGTTCTTCGGGTGGATTCATTTGGCTTCTCATATAAAAGTGGACGGAGCTCATTTACTATGTCCGTCAAATTTTGAAATGTCACACCCACTTCGTCGTCATTTTCAAACATTTGCCGTTCATCGATTGCTCGCATATTGTGTAAGGTAATACTTAATGCCGAATAGAATTGTTGAATGGTATCTTCATACACTTCTACTTTTCGTAAGATATTAATTGTGCTAAATATAAAAATTATATTGATTACTGCTGATACTATAAGTAGGATTGTCATAGTGTTGTAATTTGTGGTAGATAGAAGTCACTAAACTTCGACATATAATATCGCAGTGTTGTGCCGTTTCCATCAACCGAACCGGTACGAGAGTTTGTAATAAAGAAATTTTTGACACCTTGTGCTCCAGCAAAGTGTGCCCCAGCTATAATTCCAGCTCGGGTAATTCGAATTCCTTTGATAGTCTTTCCATCATATCGGTTAATATATGGTTCAAGAATTTGTTCGTGGAGCTTCATAAGACGTACCATGGCAGTGTCTTGTAGTTCTGGATCACGAAGAAACTCGGAACGAGATACTCGGATACCTACAGCTCGTATTGCTGGCATACTAAATTGGTACTTGCCCAACATTCCGTATTGATTCACAATTGTGTGATTTCCACCACTTTCCATCTGAGATACACGGTCCATAAACAATTCTACTGGCGTTGGTTCTGACAACGGTAGATGTTCAAATCGCTTAATAGTTGTATTTTGAAACCCCATTACGGCTAACGCAAGTAATATGGTTATAGCTATACGATGTTTCATATTTTACTCCTAGTTTAAAGAAATAGTAGATGTGGCCGAGCCTCATTAATACCTGCTTGAGAAACTACCACATAGTCTGGGTTAAACTCGGTGAGGTTATTTGCTCCAGCGTAAGACAGAGCTGACTTTAACCCATCAAGTAATCCTTCCACAATAAACTTCACACTTCCCTTAAACGGAACAACAGTAGATTCACCTTCTACGTTTCGTGTAGACTGCTTGTGAATACTCTTTGTCTCCAAAGATGCCGCACCTCTATACCGCTTATATAACCCATTAGATTTTTCTAGAATAGCTCCCGGCGCTTCTTTTGTTCCTGCGAGAAGTGAACCAAGAATAACCGAATCAGCTCCGACTGCAAGTGCTTTTGCAATATCACCGCTACTGCGGATACCACCGCAAGCAATAATAGGAACCGATGAGTTTTCAAAACATTCCTGAAGAGAAGTAACATTAGGTACACCAAAACCCGTTTTGATTCTAGTGGTACACAATGAGCCCCCACCAATTCCTACTCGAATAGCGTCTGCTCCCCAATTTGTCAAGTCTTGTGCTGCCTTTGCTGTGGCTATGTTTCCTGCAATAACGTCAACATGAGACGGAAGGTGCGTTTTCAACTCTTCTATTGCCTTTTTTACAAACATATGGTGACCGTGGGCCACATCTATTAAGATAACATTAACTCCAACCTTTACCAGCGATTGTGCTCGTTCTAAATAGTCACCATTTGCCCCAACTGCGGCCATAATAGGGATTTCGGCGTGATCCCATAAGCTATACATATCTGACGTTTTTACTTTATCTACAATATGAAGGGCTTCTGTGAGTTGCTCAGTTACCGACATAAATCTATGTAGACATCCAACACCACCCAACTTTGCCATAGCAATAGCCATTTCTGCATCACAGACAGTATCCATTGGTGATGCAATAAGAGGAATTTTTATTTTATAACGTTTGGTTAACTGAGTTGTTAAATCGATACTTTGGCGTGATTCAATATCTGAATACGCGGGGACAAGTTGAATGTCATCGTATGTTAACGCAGTTTTATCGTTGAATGGTTTCATATAACTTATTTTGCTCCCGTTGGCGATTAATTTCTTTTATGTGACGAAGTGCCCATTCTTCTTCTGCAGGAAAGGGGGCTTGTGTCTTATGGCCAACAATTCGTTCGTGAACCTTTCCTTCCCACTTAATAGTTTCAGAATTTTTATACAATCGAGTTTGGTAATCTGGGAACATCACCCACCCTAATTCGTTTACTTGCCATCCCCATTTACGCACATCATCTTCTGTTAATCCGTTTACAATGTTAATTCTGGGGACGAAAAACAAGTCAATGTTCTTATTATTATCCACTACATCAATCAAGTATGTCAACAAATTACTATGTAATGTTTCATCAGCATCTATCTGAAAAATGTACTCGCCTGTACACTTAGAATTTAGAAAATTCTTGTGAGTCGCAAAGTCATTATTTAAATGATGTTGATATAGTTGTATACTCCCAACTGCTTCATATCCGTTTAAAATAGATAATGTAAATTCGTCTGTGGAGAAATCGTCAACTATAACAATTTCTGCTTCACCATTAACCTTTTCGCAGTACGGAATGAGTTGGTTTAACAACTCTTGCACGTATTCACCTTCATTGTGTGTGGTGATAGCAAATGAAATAAGTGGAGTCATTTGAGTTTACGGATAAAGTATTTAATTACTTCTTGAATAAGAACCTTAAGCGCAAATATTAAAAATATAGCA